GATCGGAGAACTTGATGTCCTCGCCGGGCTCCAGAATCTGCAGCGTTCCCGGCTCCAGCCCTGCGAGCGCAATACCGTCGGCGTCCGATGCGCCTTCGCCCATCAGGTTGTCCTCCGGGTTGGCGCGCGTGACGAAGCCCGCGAACATCGCGGCGGTCTTCTTGCGCACCAGCTCGGCATCGTCGTATTGGTCGAGCTCGTTGAGCTTGACCAGGGCGCGCGACAGCCACGGTTCCCCCCGGATCTGGCCCGGGCGCAGCACCCGGAACAGGTGGATGATTTCCTTGGCATCCACGCGCACCGTGTCCATTCCGCCCTGGCCCGACATCGGGGCAATCGGTGACAAGTACGGCCCGTCCTCCGGGTGAGAGCGGTACAGGTGGTAGGCCACGCGCCGCCCAAGGCTGTCGAACTCAATACCGGAGCGCACGACGTTGCCCGAGGGCAGATCGGTGTTCAGATTGATAGGCAGGTGTTCAGGCTCCAGTAGTTGAAGCTGCAAGGGCACCGATAGGCCGTCCTCCGGGCGGCGTGGCCGCAGACGGATCAGACATTCGCCGCCTTCGAGCATCGCCCGACAGGCCAGCGCCTGCAGACCGTAGAAGTCGGTCTGTCCCGCCGCGTCGGCCTCTTCGACCCAATCGCGCCACAGCGCCTGCACCTCGGCCTTGAACCGCTCGTCGCCAGACAGGCTCTGGGGCTTGATGCCGGTACCGACCGCATTGGCCACGAAGGCTTCGATCCCGGCCTGCGCCCAGGCATTGCGGCGCACGAGGTCTCGGCTCTTGATGCGCAATTCAGAGCTGGTCGCCAGCATTGCAGCGACCGCACCGGGGTTGCCAGGCATCCACGCCAGTGAGCGACGGCCACGACCGGCCGCCTCGTGAACGGGCGGCTGGCCGAACAGGCTGCGAATTTTCGAGTACCAAGTCATCAGAAGCCCTTCGCAGTCGTGACACGGATCTGGCGCTTCGGGCTGGCACCGGCGTTGCGCGCGATTTCTGCCTCGACCGTGCGGATTGCTGCCTGGAGCTCTTCGACGCTGCGGTACTCGACCGTCTTGTCGCCGAAGCTCACGCGCCGCTCGCCAGTGGCAAGAGCCCGCTTCAGCGCTTCGAGTTGGGTAGTGGTGTAAGTCACGGTGTCCTCATCGGCTTGTCAGTCAGCCGAGCCAGCGGCTCTTGATGACCCGCCTGCCGGAATTGCGGTTGCCAGAAACAGCGAGGCCACCGCTGGGGGTGGCCTCGTTCAATTCGATGTCTTGGATGGGCGGTGGCTCATCCGGTGGGGGCGCAACCCCAAGTTGCCGCTCGAGCTCCCGCCAGTGGCGTTCCTCGAAGCGATCCAGTCCCGCACTGGACGCGGCCGCACGGGCATAGACGTAGCAGTCGAGCGCCTCGTTGCGCTCGCGCATCTTTTGCCACTCGCGCACCGGGAAGCCATTGCGGTCGCGGCGGGTGATCAGTTGCTCGGCGCACAGCTGCTGGATGAACTCGGCATCGATCTTGGGCAGATGGACGAACCCAGCTGGAAACACTGGGGTCAGGCCGTCCTCGCCCACATCCGCGCTCTTGCGCAGGTTGTTGTAGAACTCCAGTTTGGCGATGCCGACCGCCACCGTGAACACCTTGATGCCTCGGCGCAGCTTCTTGCCGCCCTGCGAGACATCGATGGCGGTGGGCGTGCCGATCAGCGCCGCACCGCGCGCTACGCCCTTGACCGCCATCACGCGCGGATCGTGGCAGGCCCGCACAAAGGCATAGGCCTCCTGCGTGGCAAAACCAGTGTCCAGCGCGAAGCGCGCCAGTGGCATCTGGGCTCCGCAAGCGTGTGTCCAGTTCTCGGCCAGCATCGCGGCCAGCGCCTTCCACACCGCATCCCGTGCGGTATCGCCCATCAAGACCCGGTGCTCGATGAGCCAGGACTCCTTGCCGCGCCCGAAGGCCCAGACCGAGGCCTCGATGCGATCCTTCTGCACGTCCGCGCCGCCAACCAGCAGCAGGCCGCCCAGTGGCACGGTGGCCATCCGATAGTCCTCGCGGCGCTCGACCAGCCGATGCCAGTCGGGTGCTTCACCTTCCTCAACCCAGGTCTCGCCCAGTTCGGTGTTCTTGAAGGTCTTGATCGCGGCGGCCGATCCCGACTCCTTGTTGACAGCGGCTTCCCACGCGGCAGCGATATCACGCCAGGAGCGCCAGCCCACCGGGCTGTACAGCGACGACAGGTGAAAGCCTGCCGTCTTGCCCTGGGCCATCGCTTGCCATTCGCCGCGCTCCAGCATCCAGGTCTTGTGGTGCTCGGAAATCGCGGTGTCGCAGGACTCGCAGATGTAGGCCGCCGTCTCTGGCGCGCCTTTGTCCCAGCGCAGTTGCTCGAAGCGCAACCACTGCGGGTGGTTGCAGTGCGGGCACGGCACGAAGTAGCGGCGCTGATCGCTGGCCTCGTACTCACGCTCGATGGCCGAGGCCCCCGAGATCGTTGGCGTCGACACGATGAAGATCTTGCGCCTGGAAAAGGTGCGCGTGCGCGCCTCGGCCAGCGATATCGCATCGCCTTCGCCCTCGACATCCAGGGGATAGCCATCCACTTCGTCGAGGAACAGGTAGCGCACCGGCATCGAACGCAGCCCCACCGCGCTGTTCGCTCCGGTCATCACCAGCACGCCGCCCCGGAACTCCTTGGCCAGAATGGTGTTGCCCGAGTCGCGCGAGCGTGCCGGGGCGATCAGTTCGGCCAAAGCCGACGACTCCTCAATCAGCGGGTCAATCCGCTGCTTGGAATTGCGCTTGGCCATCTCCACCGTCGGCCAGACGGCCATCATCGGCCCCGGCGCGTGGTGGATGACGTAGCCGATCCAGTTCGACCCCATCTCGGTAGCACCGAGCTGCGCTGCCTTCATGAACACCACCCGCTCGACCGGAGAAGTCGGCGACAGGCAATCCATGATCGCCTTCAGGTACGGCGTGCGGCTGGTGCGCCAGCGCCCCGGCTCGGCAGACGCCTTGCTGGAGAGCATCCTGTGGCGATCTGACCATTCCGATACCGTGAGCAGCGGGTCGGGAGTGAGCCCATCGCGCCACGCCCGTTCGATTTCCTGCGCGCCTTCGTAGTCCATCGTCATCAATCCACGCGCGGACGCAACTCGCCCAACTCAATCAGGTGCTCGCGCACGGCAGATTCGAGCGCCACGTGCATCTGGTGCGCGTCGATGCCGAGCGTGGACGCCATCTGGCCGGAGACGCGCGCAGGCCAGTTCAACCACGCATCACGCTCGATGCGCGCGAGCTTGAAAACGTGTGCCACGGCCTGCGCCCGATCCACCAGTTCCTTCTTGCGGTGCGCCAGCTCCAGGTTGTTGAGCTTGGCTTTGAGCACCTCGTTGACCGTGCGCGCTTGCAAGAGCGAGGTGCCACTGGCCGACATCGGCGCTGTGCTGGCGTCGACGGCATCGCGCTGCGTTGCTGCTTCGTCCGTCGCGGCCACGCGCCGCGCTTTCGCAGTGCTGACCTTCTCTGGCGCAGCGGCGCTGCGCGGCTGCAATGTGTTTTGTGCCCACTGGGCGTCCGCCGTGTCCGGATCAATCGTGCCGTCAGGCAGCGGCGTGATCCTTCCGGTGTCGATGGCCTTTTTCACGGCCACGTGCGACACGCCACGGTGGCGCGCGTAGGCGCGAATCGAGAGTCCCATCGTCACCTTCACTCATTTGTTCGTCATGTCCGCAGATTGAGCTTGGCTTCCATCGGGAACAGCGCGTTCATCACGTCACGCCAACCACCCCCGAAAGGAACACGCCATGAGCCAGATCGACACCATCCTGACCCTGATCGCCCAAAAGCATCTGGGCATCGAAACCCTGCAAACCCGCAACGCGGACAGCCTGGACTTCCACGATACGGCGGTGTGGTGCATCCGGGACGCGTTGGAAGCGGCCTTCAAGACGGGCATCGAGGTCGGGATTTCTTTGGCGGAACCCACGGAAGCGGAGATCGCCAAGGACTGATCGGAAAGCCACGAAGCCCCGCGAAAAGCGCTTGGCTTCACTCCAGAACAGCGCGTTCATCACATCGTCATCCACCACCCCCGAAGGAGCAGCAAATGACCACCAGCCTGACCCCGGCCCAGCACGCCATCCTGGCCAAGGCCGTCAACACCAGCGGCGGCAAGATCGACTGGTTCCCCGACAACATCAAAGGCGGCGCACGCAAGAAGGTGCTCGACGGCATGTTCAACCGCGCCCTGATCACCACCGACGGCACCGACTGGTTCGTCGCCGCCGAGGGCTATGACGCCCTGGGCATGCCACGCCCGGGAGTGAACAAGAATGGCATCGGTCAATTCGAAGCCAATCTCGACCAAATCATCGCCAACGCAGAAGGCGCGCCAGCCGCCACGAGCGATCCCGAACTGGAAGCCGCCGTAACCGCCGCCGAAGCAACGTGGGGCAAGCCGCGCACCCGCGATAACAGCAAGCAAGCCGAAGTGATCCGGATGCTGCAACGCCCCGAGGGCGCAACCATCGGCCAGATCTGCGCCGCCACCGGTTGGCAGGCGCACACAGTGCGCGGTACCTTTGCCGGAGCCTTCAAGAAAAAGCTGGGCCTGACCATCGTCTCGGACAAGCCGCAGGGCGGCGAGCGGGTCTACCGCATCGCCTGATCAGAAAGATCGAGAAAGAGGCCAAGCGGCGCTTGGCTTCTCAATCGAACAGCGCGTTACTACGGGTGTCTCAACGATCAACCCGAAGGAGCCAGAGATGAACGTCACCACACAGATCCCCGCCACCCAGAACGAAGCCTGGGGCTTTTGGGGCACGATGAACGAGCACGCCAGCGCGGCATGGCCCCTGGCGATGGTCGCCATTTCGGACGCCACCAGCCAGCCCCTCGAATCGGTGAGGGTCTTCCTCGACAGCCGCCACGGACGCCACTTTGGCGACGACGTCCAGAACGGGCTCTATCAGGGCCAGCCCCTGGCAGACGCGATCAACGCCGCCACCCAACGCTGGATGGGCTGGACGATTGGCCGCCAGACCAGCAAGCAGTACGGCATCCCG